GAAGATAGGTTTCAAGGTGATTACGATACATTGCTTTGCAACTATCTAGATTTTATCTACAATGCGAATGTAGAGGATATCAAAAAGAAAGAGATGATTGCTATTATCGCAGATCATCTCTATAAGAGCGCGTTTGTTGTTGATAAGGAAATCAACGCATTTGCATGCTTAGTAAATTTAGAAAATGCCTTAGATTAACACCTATTGGCCGCCAGTCCGCGCGACTTGCCCGCCTACTTTTCCTTCGCTATCTTTGTAACGGGCCTCAGATGGGGCATCCTTCGCGAATTCCCTGGGGCCGGTTAATCTCTCACTTTGCACGTTCTCGAGAGAATTGGAAATAATATCAACTAATTGTTGTGTAAGTTCTTCTTCGGGGACCGAGAGAGCCATTCCTAGCTTCTTAAGGTCATTAACAATAGTTTTAGCTGAATTGTTAATATAAGATGTATATTTAGCTTCTTGGCCCGATGCTTTTCCGGCAGCGGTATCTGCTGCTCCAGCTTGTTTCAGCTTCTCCGCCTTTTTAAGTAGTTTATTTTCTTTAGGGGCATCTGCCCAAATTGCTTCGCCGGCGCTTTGGATGCCTTTCCCGGCTGCTCCTACAGCTTGACCGGCTATATCTTTCGCGGCACCTTTGACCCGGCCGCCTAATCCCTTAGCAGCACCTACTGCTTGGCTACCTCTTGCCTTTAACCGGTCCCATAGCCCCTCTTGAATCTCTTGATAGGCTTCCGCTAATAGTTGTTGGTCTTTTTTTGCACTCATTTTATTTATGTTGTAACTTTTTAGCTACGCCGGTGTAACTGGCGGGTGTAAGATCACTAAGGTATTGATTAGTATAAGAAGTTACAGCCTGTGAAGGAGTTACAGGATCAGACGGAATTACTGTATTCTTTTTAGGTAGCGTTCTCTCTGTTGGGGTTAGTTTATGAGGCTCTGTACCGCCACGATCAGCCCTATTAGCAAGCATTTCTTCATCTTCTACAAATTCCTCTGGCTTAATAACTACATTATCCGGACGTTTCATAACATCCGGGATTGGAAGAAGATTAGGGTAATATTCTACAGCCTCGCCTAAATCACCGGGAATGGAACAATAATGGGAAAATCTGCCTCCGCCTGTATCTAAAGCAATATTTAGTACAACATTTAAAGAAGAGGTATCCGGGTTTGCTGGGTATCTTGAGGGTGATGTATCTTTAATTCCTACAATTCTAATATGAAGGCCAGAATCAATCATTTGATCGAGTAGATCTTTTGTACTCGAACCAAGTCCTTTATATCCGTCTGAGCTTTTAAAATTATCGTTAAACTTAAAAACGTCACCTACGAGGAATCCACCTCGCTCGTATCTCCGCATATAAGATTCGTATAACTTAACAAACTTTTTACCTGCCATAATATTATTTATACAACCCTGCAGATAATCACACGGATATGTAACTTAATCTCTAAGAAATTCTGCTAATGTATGAAATGCTTCAAACACTTCAACATCCTCTTCCATAGCAGGCCCTAGATCCTCTTCGAGTTCAAAAGAATGTGTTGTGTGCGCGATAAACTGCTGCACCCATTTATTATCTTTAACAAATACTCGGCCTTGTTTTGGATTTGGAATATCTAACCCTTTATAAACTTCGCTTTTTAGAGCCGATACTAGATCTTTAGTACTTACTTCAACATTAACATCAGCCCGGCCTTTAATTTGCATACTTAATTATATTATAGTTCCTTAAACTCTATTTACCACTGCAGTATTAAATATTATAAATGGCTCTTATAAAAATATCAGATATCTCCGTAGATAAAGCGGATGATGCAGCTCTAGGTCAAGGTTATCTATATAAGGATTTATTTTTAGATATAGTAAACCGAGTATCATATAACAAGCAGCTCAATAGAACAGTAGAAATAAGAGACGTTCAAGGGCTGTATGACTTAGAGGCCGTTAAAAATAGTATTGTTAATATTATGCTGACTTCCCCGGGTCAAAAAATACTAAGTCCTCGTTTCGGAATAGATTTAAGGAGATATCTTTTTGAGCCTGTAAGTGAATTTACTTCGTTTGAAATTAGATCTGACATAAAGGATAAGTTACCTGCATTAGAACCTAGAATATCGTTAGAAAAGATAGGAGTTAAGGCTGATGTGGATAATCAAGAATACAGAATTTCTCTTCAAATTAACGTCCCTTCGCTAGATATAACAGGGCTATCACTTAAATCAATATTAAATAGTAGCGGATATACCATAGTTTAATTATGCTTAAAAACAATACAACGAATGATTTCTTAGATTTTAATCTACCTCAAAATGCATATGTAGCTTTTGATGCTGTTAGCTTAAAGGATTACATCGTCGATAGATTAAACGAAAATGAAAAATTTACAGATCAAAATTTTGATGGAAGTAACCTAGCAGCAATAATTGATATAATTGCTTACTCCTACCACGTACTTCTATTCTATCTAAACAATACAGCCGCGGAAGTTAATTTTAATCAAGCTACTTTATATGAAAATATGAATAGAATTGTTAAGCTTATAGGGTATAAGCCTACAGGTAAACAGACGTCTATTGTACCTATTAATGCAGTTGCATCAGGTGATATGGCTGCAGCTAACTATACTATTCAAAAATATAGTTATTTTTTAGTTGATAACATACAGTATAATTTTATAAATCATTTTTCTTTTGATAAGACTACAACAACTAAGGAAATAGTTGACTCCCTTAATGACCAAGTTATTTTGTATCAAGGGACTGTAGGTGAATATCCTGATTATACAGCTCAGGGAGAAAAATTTGAAGTGCTTCCAATCATTGTCGACAACATTGTAGATAAAAATGATGATAGGTTTATTGCAGATAACACAATAAGTGTTTATGTAAAAGAAGTAGACAATGGGCTATACTATGAATATTCAGAAGTAGATAGTATATTTTTAACTAAAGCTACTGAACGAGTATTTGAAAAACGGTTAAATGAAAACGGTCATTTTGACATAAAATTTGGTAATGGAATATTTGGTAACAAATTAACTCAGGGTGATATCGTTGCAGTAAATTATATTTTGTCTGATAGCGACAAAGGTATAATAAGTAAAAATGCAATTAATGGAAATAAATTATTCACATATGATTCTTCCAGACAAAGATTAATCTTCAATGATACATTTTTAAATAAAGAAGAAACTACCTTTATTACTGGCGGAAATAGTTCTCTGCTTACTTTTAATAATCCAACCAACTCTTCTACTTTAACAGATGAAGAAACAGTTGATCAGATAAAAACAAATGCCCCTAAAATTTACGCTTCGCAATTAAGGTTAGTTACTGAACAAGATTATGAAGGCTTTATAACTAAGAATCTGTCTAATATTATTGACGGGGTGGTGGCTGTAGGTAATGAAGAGTATATAAATGGATATATTCAATATTTTTATGACATATGCGTAGATCCAAATAAAGTTAATCGTGCAATTATTAATCAAGTAAACTTTGCTGACGCTTGTGATTTTAACAATATTAATCTTTTTGTAGTTCCAAAGTTTGTTATAACAGAAGACGAGTCGTATCCTCCTTATCTGTCTAATTCCTTTAAAAATCTTATCGTTGATATGGCTAAGGATAAGAAAATGGTATCAAATAACGTTGTGCCAAGAGATCCCATATATATGGGATTTGGGCTAGGGTTTGGTAATACAAGCGAATTGTCTATGGCTGTTCTCGACCAAACAAAGCTAGTTATTGTAAGAGAAACTAAAAATAAAATTAACAAATCGACACTTAAAAGTAGAACGGTATCGACTATTACTGACTTTTTTCTACCTAAAAATAATACCCTAGGGCAAAATATAAAATTAACAGACCTGACGAGTAACATATTGTCTTTAGAGGGTGTAAAAAGAATTTACACACAAAATAGTGACGAGGGATTAATATTTGAAGGTATATCATTTTTAACATTTAACCCCCTATACCCGGATAGCGATATACAGCTAATGAATCAAGATTCTCGATTACCTTATTTTAAATTCCCATACCTATACTCTCCACTATCTGTTAGCAACCGCATTGAAGTAATAGATGAGTAATATACAAATAGATTTTGCTCTTTTTGATGTTGTAGATTATAAAAACGAGGCGGTTCTGTCTTCTTATAGTCTTTCTATAACTCCGCTAACCTTTAAAGCTAGAATTCCGAATAGAAATTCTGAACAATCTCTAAATATAAATACAACAGAGGCTACATTTGATTTTGGCGACGGTACTTTTGGTCACCATCTTACCAGTACGCATGCGTATGAATACCCAGGGCAATATAATGTTAAGCTAATACTCCGTGATTGTAATAATAATGCAGTACTAGCCTCTTACAGCACAGATGTTACGATTGAAGATTATATTGATAATACCTTTACCATAGGAACTGCATCTCCATTTAAAGAGAGAGGAGGGTGTGACACTAATAGCGACAATTTTGAATTATGCCCAGGCGCCTTTCAATGCATTATTATAAATTCTCAGACTCCTTTTTACCAACAATTTCAAGACATATTTTTTAGCTTATCAGGAATAGATGTACTTAATTATTTTAATCTTAATGAGAATAAATTTAATTACCTAAAAAAATACTACACGTTTGCTGAAAAAAATTGGCTACCTAACTTGTCAGCATATGAATATGTAGAATTAAAGAGAATATCTTTATCGGCTGAGAATATATACGTAAGGCTTAGTAGCTTTGATTCTACACTTTCAGCAAACACCATAGTAAAATGCGCAAGTAGTCATGGATCTTCTGTTTTAGCAGGTAGCTCCGGAACTAAATTAATTTGGTTTAAAACAGAAGATCAAGATTCTACAGGTTCACATGTCTCCTCCTTTAATGTTTCTCTTTTTAAAGATAGAAGTAACATATTTTCTAGAGGCCAAAATAAATACAAAAATCAGAATTTTTTAAATAATTTAACTGTTACTTTTTCTGCGGATTTAGCTGTCCCCTTTATAGGTAATTTATATACTGGACATGGTAAATGTACATTTGCCGGCGCACCATTAAATGGAAATTCCCTAAGTGCTATAGAAATTACCTCTAATGGTATGGGTACTCAATCTACCGATGATGTAAGTTCCTTTAAAATAAACCCTATCCAATATAAGGGACTGGGCATCCCATTTATATTATCACCTAAAGCGTGGAATGGTGCTGTTGCTAAGTCTCTCTCTGCTGGTAATCCTATTTTTGAGGTACTGTCAGGAGGCCTAAGTGGCACATCTGTTAATGCACAGTACTACACAATATCAAGCCTAAATGATACGCTTTCAACTGTTACTGATACTAACTTTTGGTACAGAGGCGTCTTAACTTTTAACGATAATCTTTCAAGCAGTTCAACCTTTATAGCATTAAGCACTAAGTGCCAATACTGCGGCAACCCATCATCTTTACAAACAACTCTATCAACCCTTACAGGAAGTGCTGCTTTTACATGCTATCCAAAGGATTATTATTCCCTATATAAACAAAACGAGGATTTTGATTTTGAAAGCACTATAAAAGATTTGCGTTTTCAGGAAATATTATTAGACAAAAATATATTCTTTTCAGATTTTATAGGTTCTGTATTTGGCAATCTTAGTAGTAATTATGAAGTTCTAGGTAAAAAGCTTTATGAAAATATTTTTAATTTTGTAGCAAACAACAATGATTTAGATTATTGCGACACTAACACTCTTCTTAATTTGGCTGATATGGTAAATGAAGAAGGCCTTGTATATGATAGAACACGATTATTACAACCTAATTTAATAAAGCGGATTGTCGGGATTCTTAGTACCAAGTACAATAAATTTAGAGGTGCCAAAAATAAATTTGACGAAAATTATAATCCTAAAGGTCACACTACAAAAATTACATATGGTAAAAACTTAGGAAGTGAGTTAGATACAATAACATATGTAGTAACAGCTGGTACCGATATAGTAGCATATGAAAAATTTAGTGGCACTTTTACACGGTTAAATACGTTTCAGCCTCTATCTGCTCTAAGTGCCGGTCCCACTGGGACGTACAAACTTAGTAATTATAGTACAGACGTGACTAATCCAGGCATAAGTGGTGGTGCAGCTTGGGGATGGCCTTTAGTTCTCCCTACTACTTATGATATCACAACTGTAAATAAATTTTATAATTTCTACAGTTTGTCTGCTGCGTACGATAATACTATTATGGGTAGTCTAATTGACTTTACAAATCCTCTTAACACATTAAGTTTTGATACTCCTTTAAGCAGTCTCGAGGGAGATGACAAAATATATGACATACTAATAAGGAATACCTTATTTAGTAGTCTATCTTTATTCTAGTCATAAATATATACAATGAGTGATGTCATTAAAGGCTTTCCTAGTGTAAATTTATCTATAACAAATCCAAATATTAAGAAAAAGGATGCTTTAGATAGAAATACACCTTTTTCATTTTTAGATTTTGTCAAAAATGTAAGAGAGACCTACGAACCTGAAGGGCTGCAAGAATATTACACTAGTTATATCAAT